GCATTCACTTGTTCAAATTGTGAATCAAGCTGGGTGAATTTTTGCGCATAAGCTTTATCGTTATCAACAATAATTTTGTTGGTCTCACGAATAGAGGCTTTAGCACGTAAAAGCTCAGTACCCTGCTGATTCTGCTGAACGGCGAGTTGCAATGTGCTTTCAGCGCTGGTGCTATCGGCATTCGCTTGCGTGTGCTGCACATTCGCAATGGATGAACTGTTGTCATTAAACTGAGCTGTTTGAAGTTGCTGAAGCTCCGTGACAGTCTCATCCGTTTTCGCTATCGCTTTTGTGTTCGTCGTGACAGCGGCACTAACTTTCGATAACTCCTCTTTGTTCGAATTGATGTCTTTCCCGAGTTCTGCACGTACTTGCTCTGTGCGCTCTGAGTGTGCTTTGTCTTGCTCTGCGATTGATTTACGCACATCAACGAATTCAGCTTGCGACTCTTCAAATTGCGCTTTCACGCTCTCCGCTAGCTCGGCTGTTGCTTTCTCATTCGTCGCTGTTGCATTCGCAATACGCTTGACGTCCGCTTTCGACTGTAGCAACTCAGAGCTATGTTGGTTCACTTGAGCAGTCGTCTGCATTATCGCTTCTGAAACAGCAAGCTCCACATTTGACAATGACGTCTCAAAGTGCGTGATATAGCCGCGCATCTCGCCGAATTCTGCTGTCGTTGATTGTTCAAACTTCGCTTGTGATTGCTTTAAATCGGCGGTTGCTGTCTCAACTGTTGTGACGCGTGATTTAACACCATCGACATCAGCTTTTACTTGACTAATTTGCTGCGCTGTTGCTTTCTCATAACTCGACTGAGCATCCTTAATATTCAGGATTTCAGATGCGTTATAATCGACTTTTGCGGTGATTTGCTCTTGCCAGCGCGCGGCAGCTTCTCTGTCAGTGACTTGCACTTGCTCAATGCGGAATATCTCAGCTTTTCTATCAGCAACCTCTTCTTTCAAGCTGAAATGTAATTCTGTAGTGAACTTAGTGTTCATCATCACCGCCTCGTTGACCGCTTCAACATCTCTGTCAATGCTGACAACTTTCTGCTTCACATCAATAGCATCAAGCTCAAGCTCTGCAATCGCTTCTTTGCTAAAGTCAATCTGCTCTTGCATCTGCTTGCCGCCCTCGTTGGTGAGGAAGGTGTCGCCCAGCTCGTCAACCATATCCTTTGGCGTTCCACTAGCTTGACCCACAGCTTCGACAAATTGCGATTTTCCATAGCTGTTAACAGTACGAACATAAAACCAATAATCTGTACCCGCCTTTAAGTTATCCTTAGTCCAAAATTGCCCCTGACCTTGTCGGTTGGCTTTTGTGGTGACTTCGACGTCATTCGTACTGGCCAGTTTTTTGTCGCTGAACCAGAATTCAAATGTATAGCCATGCTGCGCGGTTTCGCCCCCATGCGGAATACAGGTCAATGAGAACATGCCGCCAACCATTTCAACACTGACCGGTTTAGGTGGAGCTTGGATATCAAAATCCACAATCGCTGGGGCAGACATCGCACCAGCCGCATTAATTGAGCGAACTTCGGCACGATATGAGCCACGCACAAGGCCAGATAAATCAACACGGTCACTCGGCACTTGAATCGATTGAATAACCTTGCCATTTTCAAGAATATTCACTGTGTTATAGCGAACATCCGCAGCGGCTGATTGCCAGCTCAGATAGCCTTGAACGACTTCACCAATGTTCGTTGGCACAAAGGTTAGATTTAGTGGTGGAGCGACACCGCCAGTCGGTAAAACCGTAAATGGCGGGCGCACAAAAGGCTTGCCGATGATGTCTTCATAGATATGTGGCCCATCCTCTTCGAGCAGTAACTCGACACCCTCCTGCGGATGAAACTTCCACTCAGCCACGCGGCACTCAAAGTCCTGTATACCAATATGGGGCAAGTTAAGTAAGCAAACATCCCCTGGTCTATATGCGTAACCATCCATATTCATTTTTGACTGAATGCGACGACCCGCGCGTTTTTTACGTAGATACAAGTTTGTGACTCTTGCAGCTTGGTACGGACTAACAATAAAACGATAGTCAATGTTCTCTTTAATCTCTAATCCGTCTTCTTCAACCCACTCTTCAACAATAACAGGCTCAAAGTCTGTTTGAATATATTGTTGCTCTGCATCGACAAACGTACCGTAAATCGCATTGGTTGCATCACGTAACCCTAGTTCTGGTGTGATATTGACTGTATCAATGATTTGATTTGGCTCGATGCGCAATACAGCAGGCCCATTGTACGCTTGCATCAGAATGCCATGTTTCCCCGCCACGTAAGTCGGTTCAGCAGCTATGCATTTGTGCATGTGGTCAAGCACTGATGCTGGAGATTCGGAAAGCTCATAAGCGCCATTAATTGTATAGCGAGGCTCCGTATTACCCTCCGGGGTCATTACAGGCTCATCACATAAATCAGCAGCGACTTTGAACGCATCAAAATCAATGTCGGAATCAGGAACGTTTAAATAACTACGATAATAATCAAGAATGACTAATGCGCCGTTATTACTCCACACGGTTTTACCAGTGCGCGGGTCATAGATTTGCTTCCCCCACACTTCGACTTTGACGTTTGGTACGCCGTATGGAAATTTCTCAGCATCGTATTTAAGTGTTAAACGTAACCACGCTAAGCCATCCCCAATCATGTCTTCTTTCCATGACGGGGCATTTTTCAGCATGTATGGGTCACAATCCGTGCGGCCATTATGGAATTCATAGCTAGCCTTATCACCGAACGTACCAATCAGATCATCGTTCAGCCAAATCTGGCCAATACGGTCAACTTTATGTGCCGCAATCGCTAATGCCATGAATAATCGTTCGTTTTCTGTTTGGTCGCCCTTTTCTTCTTCGGCAAAAAAGAGCAGCCCTGAACACACTGTTTTACCGACGATAATGGTTTCTGGTGCTACAGCAGAGCGTAATATTTGTTTGCGTTCTGATTGATCGCGATAGCCGGAAGGCAATTTATCCTTGAAGAGCATTGAGCTAGCAGCCTGAACAGCAATGCCCGCTGCAATTAAAGCTGTTCCTAGTCCACCAGTAACAATAACGCCAGCAATCATCAGACCCGTCGAAACAACACTTGATACAACTTTACCCATTTACTCCACTCTCCATGCCTTCACTGGTTGATAATTGACAGGCATTGCACCACTCTCAGTGACCGCCCAAATTTTATTCGCCCACAACACGCCAAGCGTTTTACCGTCGCCACCCTCAAACAAAACAATGTCACCGCGACTTGCTATATTTACGGGGATTTCAATAAAGAAGCGTGATAGTGCTGACTCAATATCGCCAAACTCGGATTTCAACACCCGCGCTGCGCCTGTTTTGGTTTTGTATCGACCTCGTACATTTGCACACGGATCAAAGTCACAAATCGCCATCACGCAATCCGCCGCAAATAAGCAGCAATCATGTTCACCCCATGAAAAAGGGCGACTCATTGCTTTTTGTAAGGTTTGAGGGAGGCGAGTAGTCCAGTTGATGTGGCGCATTTGATTATCTCCAGGCATAAAAAAACCCGCCGAAGCGGGTTGAATCACTAACATAGTAACTACATAAATGTTATAGCATCTTTATATAATTTATTTGCAGTCTCTCTTTCATTGCTGGTTAGTTTCGAAAATTTTTCATTTTTTAACATTGTGAACAGGTCAATACTATTGTCAATATTCTCACCTTTCAACTTTTCAGACTCTATGTATTTATTTCCATACTCCGCAAATTTAATAACATTATCTTTGTTTAATTTGCCATCACCTGAAATTAGATTATCACCAATCAGCTTCGCCTCTCTAAAATAATCAGCTAGTAATTGTTTGTTTTTGTTGTCATCTAGTGAAATAGAGTTTGACTCTAAAATTAACGATAGTAATTCTATTTGCCTGTTATTTTTTTTATCTATTAGTTCCAGCAGCTCAACAAGCCTATTGGCTCTAACGCTGGCTCTATTCAAAAAGAACCAAATTAAAACAGAAATGATTGCAATTACAATATTAGCAATAAGAAAGGGACCCATATTAACCTCCTATTAATAAGCTTAGGAAGATAATATCATTTATTACTTGTAAATAAACGCTGGAGCATCTTTTTTGCTACCCCAGTAAATTGCACGCTCTGCCATCTGTGCTGAGTAACGAAATATGCGATCACCATTGTGCCGCTTTGACCACGATTCGTCAGTAAACCTATCCGGTAACCCTTGCGACCAGCGCTCAAATCGATTTGAGACAGTAACAGCCACCTCACATTTATCCCCCGCACTCACACCAATATTGCTAATCTGCCCCGCAAATAACACCTCAGCAAGAACGGGCTGCCCGTCCTCATTAAGCGCAACCATCATTATCCTAACTTCGCGCCCTCGACTTCGCTCGTTCATTACATCGCCTAAGAGTGAAGCGTCAAAGCCACTCAGCGATAAAATAAGTTGCTGAGGGCTAGTTGTATTTTCTTCTGATACCGTCTCAATAGCACCAAACTGCCCCACACCTTGATAGACTTCACCTGCAATGATTAAATTGCCCGTCGATGTATGCACCCGTGTTACTCCGGACTTTAGGTCAAGTTTTGCGGCGACGACGATATAGCACCCCTCATTAATCGCTTTAACCATTTCATTCGAAAAAGGATGATAATTCATCAATAAAGCGCCTCCTCAAAAGAAAGTGTCGTTGATGTAAAAATACCCGGCACTCGACGCAGCCGACCTTGGTTATTGTCGGTTAGCTTAAAGATGCCATAAGGGTTTTGCACTTCAATTTTTTCACCCACCGAAGGGGAGTTGCGAAGCATCGGGGAAAACATAATAGTTGCATTTCCCTCCGCATCGCTTATCACGTCAGAGGTTACTTTTTTAAGCTCATGATTGATTGTGATGTTATCGGCAGCTCTTAGTACCAACGAGTTGGGTATCCAACCTTTAGTTAACAAGGAGCGCCCAGTTTGATTGGGTTGATTAACAACAGGCTCCCCCACATTGTCAACACCACACCTTGCCCAATCAAATAACCTGATACGCCCCGACTCCCCATCTAATTGAGCCAGAATAACTTCCAGTATCCGCGATTTATCATCCGTTAAGTTATTGAGTGCTAAATCACAGCGCCAGCGGCTACCAGGGAAACGCACGGTTTGTGCGCTCCCAGTAAACGTTGAAATAAAGGTTTTGGTGTTGCTAATCAGTTGCCAATCAAGGGATGATGGCTCCAACTCTTTAGGCCAAGTGAGAATGTCCATGTTTATTTCCCTAGCGTTTTACGCAATTTACCATTTGTTTGAAAATCTCGCATGATATCCGCTTTAGCCTTTGCCGCGCCTTCTTCTGCCCCTTGTCGCGCCGCCTCTCTTAATGCCGCTTCAAGCGCAGCATCACCATTACCATGAACATGAATTTCCTGCTGAATAGTTGTGCCACCAGCCGTTTTTTCATTAACAGGCATATCAACTTTAGGCAGTTGAGCACGAACCCCTAACGAGCCATCTTTTGTGCGTGTCAGCGGCATTATCGCCTCTGGCCCTGCCTCACCCATCAAGCCCAGCGATGGAACACCACCCTTTGCAAACGGGAAAAATGTCGGAGCGTCAATAACTTGACCACTATAAGCGCTAAGCCCCGGTGTGTTGTACATTCCACCTTTAGCGTTCGGCACATAGCTTTGCCAACTCGTAGACATCCCCATGGCACCGGTATTTGCACTAGAAGCTCCCGCGCTCGCCCCCGCTGATGAACCGCCAAGACCGCCAAACAACCCCGTCAGTGAATTTGTTATCATGGCTTGCATAGCAATACGAACAAGGTCTTGAATAATAGCTTGAGCCAGTGATGCTGATAGCTCTTGCAACGCTTCTGAAAATGACTTAGAGCCTGTCAATATTCCCGTCAGCGCATTGCTAGTGCGTTGCTCAACAGTTTCCAACAAGTTCATCTGCATTTTCTGCCATTTGCCCTGTGCGCCATAAAGCTCTTTTGCAGCTTCTAATTGAGCCTCTTTCGAGCGATTAGTTGCTGCAATCATGAGTTCCTGGTACCGCTCCTGACTAATCAAGTCATTGTTTCGGTAGGCCTCATATAATGCTCGTTGTTCATTAAGCTGGTTTTGCAGTTTAACAACAGGGTCAATTTCCCCCGAAAGCTCATAACTTGGTAAGGCCTTTTGGTTAGCTTCTTCGGTTAACTTTTGCTTGATGTAATCATTACGCAGTTGCAAGCTGGCGGTATAATACTGCTGCTCACTTAACAGATTGGCTTGACGAAGTTCGTTCAACTCCTTGGCAGCTTCTTTTTCTTTGCGAACAATAGCTTCATAAGGACTGTATTTTTCTGCGAGCTCTAAGCGCTTGCGCTGATGATTTTCTTCATTCAGCAGCGCTAGACGCTTCATCTCAGACTGACTGACGTAGCCTTTTTTATTCAACTCAATTAATTTGTCGTTATTCTCCTTTTCATCAGCAAGTATCTTTTGCAGACTTGAAAAATGTTCAGACTCAATCGATTTCCGCAACTGCCGATAATCGTTAAGTGCTTTATTTTTACCTTTATCTTTATCGCTCTCAGTCAATTTCGGGGTGGGGAGCTCGCCATTTCCAGATACTTCGACCTTTGAGCCTGAATCTATTTTATCTATTAGCTCCTTCACCGTTGCGGCATTAGCTTTTAGCGTGTTAAGGTTTTGATTTACTGTATCAAGTTTAGCTTGTTCTTCTGTTAACCTATCATTGTCAGGGCCTTTCTTCCCGAGAATCCGACCAAAGCTATTTGTATGATCGTTTTTGATACCATGGATTTGCCCCTGAATGCCATTAGCAACCTTCTCCATTTTCATTATTTCTTTTTTATATTCAATTAGCTTCGCTCCTAACTGAGCCCTACTTAGATTTGCTAATTCAGCGATTGTGATCTTAATAACAGAGTTGAGCTCAAGAGCTTTTTGTTTAGCTTCACCAGCCTTTTCAGATACATAAAATAAAGCACCACCCAACATCATGGCTGCGCCGACTGGTCCACCCAATAATGCCATTGTTCCGCGCAAAGCTCGTGATGCATAATTCAAGCGATTTTGTGCGGCCGTAAGCTCGTCAACAGTTGCTCTTTCAGCACGATTAAGAGAAATGATTGTGGCTGAGTTTTTCGCCATTTGTTGACGTATTGCATTACGCTGAGTTTCAGTCTGAGCCGCACGTAGCTGTGCTGCTAATGACTCTTGAGTGGTAATAGCAAATGCCTTGTCAGCTCGAATTTTCTCAAGCGTGGTCTCTAACCCTTTCGCCTGTGCCGCATTCAAAACATAATTGTTTTTCGCTGTAACAAGCATGTTTTTACCAGCTTCATACGCACTCAGCGACAAATTGCCCATATAGCGCGATAAACCAATCCCCCCTATCGCAATCGCCGCTGTCGCAAAACTGCTAAAGTTTTCACTGATTGTAGCTAACCCTGCCGCCATGGAACGAGTGATCCCCAAACTGGCGTTAATTTCACCAAAATAAGATTTGGCTGCATTGGTCGCCTTGGTGAAACTATCCGAAACCGTGTTATCCATGCTGTCCGCAAGGGCATTATTCGCCTCTTTGGCATTAATCAACGCGTTGGCAAATAATGTCATTGCAATGCCGCTTTTAGCTGCCATTTGCTTTACATCATTTTCAGTGACTTTAACGCCACCGCGCATGCGTGAGAGTTCTTTGGCTATATCCCCCACGACAGAAGGCATGGCATTTAACACAGAATGCCAGTCATTACCCTTTAAAACACCGGTGACCATCGCGCGGTTTAATGCGTTATAGGCGGATTCAGTTTGTTGTGCACTGGTCGCATTGGCTGTAAAAACCGACGATAACGATTCAATGTAATCCAGCGTATTTTCCGTGGAATATCCCAGCTCTTTCATTGCCGAAGCTGAACCCACATACAGTTCTTGGGTCGTTTCAATCGCCTTCCCGTTGCGGTTGCTCACCGTTAAAAAGCGCTGCTGAAGCTCCTCATAACGACTGATATCGCCTTCAACTGAATTTAATGCCATTTTTATCCGTGCGGACATCTGCCCCCAGTCATCAACAACGGTGATCAGCGTTGATACCGAAAAGAAGCCCGCTAACGCCCCTGACATCATCTTAGCGGTGTTAGTGACAGTGGCTAGTTGCCTATTGATGTCGCTTAATGCCTGACGCTGAGCACGTAATTCACGCTCAAGGCGACGACTGTTTGCCCCCATCGAACGATAATAATCCGTTCCCATTCGGCTGGCGCGTGCGATTTCAGCCTGATAACTGGTTGAGTTAGCCGAAATTTTAATAATAAGTTCACGAAGTTTTGACATAAAAAACCTTCAGCAAAATCGTTACCCTGATAATGATGCAAAAAAATCTTCTAATCCCGACCCTGCTTGCTCCTCCGCCTGCACACTCTCGACATCCCACCGGAGCAGCGTATCGTTCAAGGTTGTCTTGACCCCTTGAGCATTAAAAATAGCGGCTGTAATTTGGGCTGCATGCACATCTTGACGCGCATCACCAATGGGGTTTATCGAATCAAATGCCCACCAGAGCTGTAATTCACTGGCAGGCATCTGACTGATTTCAGAGAGGGTTTTCCCTAGCCGTAAGGCCAAGGTGAGCAAGAACTTTAGTGCAGGCTCACGGACTTTTTTTCTGCCTCATTCGTGCTGGTAATGAGTTGAAAAGCCTGATTAACCAACCGTGCATGAACGGGGCCGTAAATTTTCAGTACCTCGCCCTTATCTTCGGGGGTAAAAACTGGGGTTAAGTCTTCGTCAAGCAGGACGTTGATCAGGAACTCAACATCCGTTTCAAGATTACGCTTCACCACCTCTTCCGTGCTCATTTCGGTCGTTTCCCCCAAATCGCGGTGCTCTTTTAGCCATTTCAGCCAGATAGAGACCGACGGCTCGCGCAATACAACATCACAACCCCACTCAGGGACGTGTACTTTTTTAGTGCGAAATGAATTTGCAGCATTCAGGGCGACATCACGCAAGTTTAAGGTTTTCTTTGCCATTACTTAGTGCCTCCGGCCGGTTGAGGCTGCGTTGCTGGTGCTGACTTGCCTTTTACGACGGGCGTTGGCTTACCTTTCAAGCGTAGCGTAAATGAAGCGCTAACAACGCCACCAGTGGAAACTGACCAGCTATTTTGACGCACCTCCGCTAAAAAGACGTAACCATTACCCGAGGGAAAAACCACTTTAAAGGCATGAACCGTGTCGTCGTCATACGCCTGACGTAACACCTCCTGCCCCTCGTCAGGTGTCCAGTTACCACTGATAGTCACTTCCGCCGAAGCTGGCAGCCCGTTTGTGGTCTCCTGCTCGGTAGAGCATAGTGTTGTAACATCAATGTCGGCCTTTTGACCGCCCGTATAGCTAATTTCTTTCGTTGAGCAATCAATCGACACCGAATCTGTTTCGACAGCAGTAATATCCGTTGCCGCCAGTCTAGATACACTGATTTTGGTGCCTTGCGTTTTTTCATATTTAGCCATTCTTTAATTTCCTATAGACATAAAAAAAGCTGCCGAAGCAGCTTGTGAGGGTAATTTGAAGTTATTGCCAAACTTGACATTCTAGGGTGGCGCGAAAAAGCTTTGTGTCCGACTCATAAGATTGCCGCTCCGTTATTGATGTAGGGTTCAATACGTTAATCGCTTGCCGCATCCCATCACGAATGATCCGCGCTTCGTCAACTGTATTTGCATAAACATCAATTTGAATATTGGTCATGGTTTCCGCCTGCCCACTAAAGACATCACTCGGGATGTCGTAAATAGACAAAACGCACCAAGGCGCTGTGACGGGTTTGTTTTGTGGTACAACATAAGAAAAGACTTTGTTCGGCAAAACTGGCTTTAACAGTGGGATGATATCGCCTTCTGTCATCGTCGCAGCACCTCATCAATGGCCTGATTTAACTTACTGATCGCAAACTCCGCCGCTTCATCAGCCTTGCTATCAAATGCAGGACGAATAAACGGATGTGGGGGCATTTTTGATGTCCCCTCTTCAAGGAAGCGCCAATAGTAAGCATTGCGCGGATCATCCGCTTTCATCTTACTATCACTGTTTGTTCCTGCTTTATTGGTGCCTCGAACATAAACCCCTGCCGAGACCTCACCACGCTGACGGCCGCGTTGATTACCTGCAACAATGTTTTTGGCCAGTTTCCCTGTACGCTTTGGGGCTTTCGCTCTGGCTTCATCACGTAGCACACTCGCTGCCGCATAAGCCGCCTGTCGCAATACTCTGTTACTTTCTGCCTGACTAAGTAATTCCAACTCCCTAGAAACGTCATGGAGTCCGCCAAAATCAATACGCACATCAACCATCGGAAACTCCTTGCTTGCACAACAACTCAAGACGTGTGAATTTAACATCAGGGATCACCGATTGGATGTCGTAATTTAAGCCGCGGTAAACCATTCGGCAAGTCTGGGTGATATCGGGCCGATAGCGCAACCAAACGCGCACAGTCACTTCAGCCATCTCCGCATCCGCAGCCAGTAACTCGCGACCGCTAATCATTCTCACTTCTGCCCGAACCGAGGCAATATCTTGCCAATTATCCACATAAGTGCCTGACGGTAATTCAACAGGATTGTTTTTCTGAAAGGTGACTTTGTGTCGTAATCGCCCTGCTTGCATCCCACCTCCTTATAAACCATAAATACGGTAAGGTTGAAGTAGCGCGCTAACCGCGAGAGGCTGGGATGAGAAAGACGACCCAATCACCGCATTTTCCCGATTGGCATACCATTGACCAATCAGTAATAGCATGGCGTTTTTGACATCATCACTTAGCAGTAATGGTTCGGGATCGTCCTGATAACCGGTAGATGATTCGCTTTCATACAATTTCCGCCGCGTGTAGTTTTCGACATACTTCACGGCAGCCACTGTGTAAACAGCCAGTAACTTATCATCATCAGTAAAATCAGCCTCGATATTGCAATGCGCTTTAACGAGTTCAAGAGAAAGCATTATTTCTCCTTTTTCGCCTTCGTTTGCTTTGTGCTCGACTGTCCAGTGGTGTGATTGGCAACACTGTCAGAGGCATAGCCTTTTTGGATCAATTCACGCCCATGCTGCTCAGTCGTCTCAATTTCATCACCTTCAACGGCCACGCCACCGCCAAAGCAAATGGGGCGCAATAGCTTTAGTTTCATTTCGATGCTCCCAAAAGAAAGGCGACCGCAAAGGCCGCCTAAGTGGATTACTCACCCGACGCAGGCGCTGTAAAATCGCCGTAAACAAACGCCTCTGGACGCTTCACGGCTAATGCCAAACGCTCTTCACAACGGATAGAGATCATGTTTTTCTCAAAGTCATCCGCGTTTTCAGTTGAAATCACCACGTTGGTTTCTTCTCGGTCAAAAAGCTGAGCGCCCGCGTTGAAGGCACCGGTTAAGAACTTACCTTTAAATGCGGCAGTTTCCGTGACCACGACGGGCAAGCCCCATAACGTTGGCCCTGTTAATGCCGATGGGTTTGCTAAAATGTAGCGACCCAGCGAATCTTTCAGCAGCTCAATCTTCGCCCAGTCAATGAAGTGCAGAACGTGCCCCGTTGCCGGGAAACGAGCCAATTGCGCTTGCAGCATCGCAAGACGCAGATCATCAATGCCGTTTTGTTTATCAACAGCAAACTCCGCGTTGAACTTCGATGCTTGCGGGATGATCCCGTGTAAATGTGCACCTGAGCCGTCACCGAACAAAATTTCTTGCTCTTCGACAAACTTCAAGCCGTAACGCATTTCAGCATCCACCAATGACTGCAACTGTGCAAAGTCATCCAAGATCTGCTTAGACGCCTTGAACATATGTGCAATCGTCGTGACTGGCGTAATTTTGGTTGCAAACTGAATGTCGCTGTACGGCTTGGTGGTATTTTCCGGCACCACGGTAGCCGCGTTAGTAAATCCAGTTTGTTGCACCCAGAAAATAGCCGGTGAGGTTGTCTTCCCGGAAGCAATTAAATCGCGAATGAATAGGCGTTGTTTCGGCGCGACATCAATTCCCGGTAAGCGTTGCGGCTCAACCACGCCTTCTGCAACATCAACCGAGGTCAATGCAGCCTGAACGGGAACCGAAATTCGCTTGTTGCCCTGAATGCTGGAATTAATGTCTTTGAGCACGTCGGCTGAGATGACCTGCTGCCCGATGGTTTTGGCGGCCTGAATAGCATGAGTTAATGGCATTTGAGCCACATGCTGCTCCAACTCACCCAAGGAAGCTTTCAGTGTTTTTTCAGACTCACGCAGCGCATTGAGTTCCGTTGCCATTTGGTCTACAGCGGCTTTGGTTTCAGCACTCAAGGAGCCAACCTTTTGCGCTTCTTTTAGCGCTTCTTCGGCTTTAGCATTAAATTTACCGTTGGCTTCTTCAATTTTAGCCGACAGATTTTTCAGTAATTCATTTGTATCAGACATAGTGTCTCCAATTAGTTAACAGTGGCAAAAGCATTGACTGCCTTTTCCAATTCAGAAAGAGTTTCAGGATTAATTTCAGAGGTAGCGCTTGGCATACCGTGAGGATCTGAAGTAGCGCTCGGCATACTTCGTGTTAACGCACTGATGAGCCTTCGTCGTTCAGAGCGTGGTGTTTTAGCTTTAGCAAGTAAGGCATCTAATTTACGGATAGCCGCTTGTGGGCTTTCATCGCCATCATCCATAACATCGGCAGCGAGCAGGCTATCGGCAAAGCCTTTCTCAATCGCATCATTCGCACCAATATAGGTTTCGTTATCCATCATCTGGCTGATGGTCTCTTCTGGTAGACCGCTACGCGCCACGTAGATATCCGACATGGATTTATCGAAAGGAGCCAGATCATTCGCCAACTTCGCAAAGTCATGGCGATTGCCAACACCGACCGCCCAGCAGTTGTGGATCATCAAAAAGGCACCGCGTCCCATTCTGATTTCATCGCCCGCCATGGCAATAACAGAAGCGGCTGAGGCTGCAATACCGAGAATGTTAACGGTGACTTTACCATTGTGTGCACGAAGCAGGTTATAGATGGCCAATCCTTCAAACATATCCCCACCCGGGCTATTGATGTTGACAACAACATCTTGGTTTCCGATAGCGCGGAGGGCGGCAGAAATCCGCTTAGCGGTAACGCCTTCACCCCAAAAATCCTCACCAATCACATCCAACACCGAAATAGTGTTATCCGAACTGGCGGCGCGAATACCGCTATTCCATTTATCCAGAGCCTTGGGTTTAAGCTCATAGCTAATCGATGCGCAGGGGCGATCCTCCAGTGCAACTGGCAGATGACTTTTTTTCATTTAAATTACTCCTCGATATGAGGTGAGTTGTGTTGAACCGTGGGAGTACCCTCAGGGAACAACCAATTTGTGATTTGCGCCTTGAGCTGTTCAGGATCATGACGCAATGTGTCTTTCCCCAATTGTTCAATGGGCGTCAGGTTGAGCTGAACAGTATAGATGTCTCCCCCTTCAATGGGGGGTAAGTTTTCGAGCCGTCTTACGTCATTTCGACTCATCCAACCATTTTGTAATGCCGTTGTGTAGTATGCAGCGCGACCCGCACTGTCCGCACGGAGCAATCCCTCAACTGAAAACTCAGCGTAATAGTCATCATCACTATCAAGCAGGCAACGGTTGATTTCTTGCTCAATATTGACCAGTAACGGCCGTAAGGTGTTGGTCAGAAACTGCATGTTCATCCCTTCCACACTGGATGCCCAACTGCTCTGTTTATCGGCATGCCCCACCATAAAAGGCGGCACCCGGAACCAGCGACAAATTTCCTCAATGCTCCATGATCGGCTCTGTAACAACTGCGCATCTTCGGGGTTCATGGAAATGCCGTTATAAGTCAGGTCATTTTCCAAAATCATCAACTTGCCTGCATTTTCAGAGCTGATAAATGCGTTCAAGTAACCCCGCAACTTTTCGCGCTGCTCTTTAGTTAGTGCTGTTTTTGAGGATAAGAAGCCTGATGCGAGCAAGCCATTGCGAAAAATCTTAGCGGCCGTTTCATCGGTAGCTATCGCCGAACCTAAGATATTGCGCCCCACCTGGATCGGCGTAAGACCAACAACCCCGTCTAACCCAAACCCACGAATATGCATCATGTTTTTAACGGGGATAGGCCGATTCTTCCCCCCTTGCTCCACGCATTGATAATCCAACAGGCCATTATCAAGTCGCTTTACCGTCACTAATTGTGGCAATAATGGCTGCAAGGAAACCAGCTTTCCACCGATATAGCGTTTTTCAATATACGCATTACCTTGTAAGCAAATGCTAGCAACAACCATCAACATAAATCGTGAGGGGGTCATTTCCGCGTTAGGCCGCCGGCACAGTACACGATAAGCAGGATGGTCTTTCGCTATCACCCGAGAACCGTCAGCTTGATACTGGTAAATTTTCAAGGGCAGTGTTGAAATCGACTCACTCAGGAGCCGAACGCATGACCAGACAGCAGAAAGCTGTAGCGCCTTATCTGTTGATACAGTCTTCCCACTACTGCTTAGTCCGCCTAGCGCTTTTAATAAATCTTGAGTATCAATCCCTACCGGCGTTTTTTGCTGGCTAGCCTGTAGCTGCCGAGTCTTGCGTTGTGATTTTCGTCTGGCCATTAGAACCCTACCATGATTGGATCATCAAAAAAGCCGTCGATATCCCCGTGCTCAATCTCAACGCCGTTTGAAGCGCCAACGGCCATCGCAAAAGCAACCATGCCGTCCATCCGCCCCGTTGATTTCTCTTTGGTCAGTTTACGGTTTGAAGAAGCATCTTTAATGGTAATGGCATTTGCCGCACACATATTCATCACAGGGTGATTGCCATGCCGGATCTGCTTATTGAGTAACATCTGCTCAAGCTTATCAAGCGCAGGGGCCATATCTTTGTACCCCTGCCCAAATTCAACCAGCGGCAGGCTTAAACCGATATTTTCAGCCGCCTTCTTAAACATTTGGATGCGCCAGCGGTCAAACGCAATGACTTCAATATCAAAATCAGCCAGAATTTCCGCGATATCTTTCACGACATAATCGTAATCAACCATAGAGCCGGGGGTCGTGCGAAGTAGGCCTTGTTTCGCCCACACGTCATACGGCACGCGGTCCGTTTTTGCTCGGTCTAATAGTGTCTGTTTCGGAGTCCAAAAGAACGGATACAGGTTCCATTTGCCATCGGCAGACTGGCCAATCACCACTAAGGCGGTTAAGTCTTTCGATTCTGACAAATCAAGGCCGGCATAACATTTGCCGACAATCGGTTGAACCGGTGATTGACAAGACTCCCACACCGAACGGGAAATAAACGGCGATACCGTGGAAACACGCTGATTTAAATTCAGGTTACGAAAGGTGTTTTCACTCGACGGCATGCGTGAGGCCATCTCCGCTAATCGTTTCATATCATCCAAGGAGCGGAAATTACCCAGTGCAGGGTTCGCGGCTTTCCATGCTTCGGGATCTAACACATCCGCATCTTTATCAGCTTCATACACATGAGACACAATGTGTGGATCTTTAGAGTTTTTTGCATCGTCGAGCCAAATACTGAATAAGTCAGCATCGCTCGCGGCTTGCGTACTGATCGCAATCAGTAAGGGGTTTTTATGTGCCCCTTGCGAAGTGACAATGGCATCCACAAACTCACTGCGCGGCCCCACTATCTGCCCGACTTCATCAAGAATAGCCAAAACAGGCGATAAGCCGTGCGCGGTTTTCCCTTCGGCGGACAAGGCGCGATACTCCACATTGCACGGTTTACCCACTAATCGCTTACCGCTGGGGATAATGTGGACAATCTCTTGCAGCTTCGGATTCAGATTAATCATCTTCACTGCCAAATTGAACACGATGGCCGCTTGCTCTCGGCTCATGGCGCCACTGACAATTTGTGAGTTTTGCACCGCTTCAGGGCCAATCAAATGTGCCAGTAAAATACCGGCAATCAACCCTGTTTTCCCGTTCTTACGGGCAATACTTAAATAGGCTTTATCCGTGCGATGTGGATTATCGTAGATCGCCAAAATAAACCGCTTTTGGAAATCATCCAACCGCATAGGTTGGCCTAATAGCTCCCCTTCGGGAACAATACAGTAACGCTCAATAAACGCGATAACACGTTCACCTCGTGTCATGGTTCCTCCTTAATGCATGGGAGCCGCCAGTAGATCATCATCCTGCATATTATTCAGGGTGTTTCTGGCATTGGCATCGTTTTTGTTTCGATTGCGTTGGTCACGACTTTCGCCGTTAGTGGCGTGAGAATGGATTTGTAAATCACGGCGTTGTGCAAGCACCGTACGCTGTAACTCCACGACCTGCTTGCGCAAATCTTTGATCAGCGCTTCGTTCCGCTCCTCACCTCGTATTCGCTCTTCTTTGCGTAAATCACGCCGTAAAACGGTGATATAGAGCTGATTATTGGCTAATTCTACCGCCGCCAACAGGTCAGAGGGTGTCCAACTGTCTAGGGCTTTCGAGCGGATATTGTCATGCCAAAATGGCTCCGCTTTTTTCTCCAAACCTGCATAGCGTGGCGGTTCGATGGTATCAGCGGCAGCATTTTGCATGGCTTGAATTTCAGCGCTCGCACTGTCGGAGCGCTTTCGTTTTCCTGCCATTAGTGCCTCGTAAAAAAAGAAAAAAAATCGGGTTAGCGTTATTTCGAAGGTTAGCGGTCGGTAATTCAGGGCAAAGGTTTTGAACTTTTTACCCTCCCCTACCGTTATGATTTCATAATGAAACTATTTCAAGTGAATATCAGGAGCGTCGGTGACCATGTTATTCGTGCAGGTCAATGTGACCGTAATCTCTACCGAATCAGTTGTTCCATTAGTAGGTGGTAGAATGACCGAGGTTTGGTTACTCAATAGCTGTCCATCTACACTCAATGCATGACCGACAAAGCGACCATTCTTAAACAGCTTAGATAATTTGACTAACTTTTGATTACTCATGTTACTTATTCCAATGTGAATTAGGATCTAGCGGTATACCATCTTCACTACAGCCGACGACTACACCGCTCTTCTCCATGCGTTGCTTAGTGGAGTTATGGTGTGATGCACAGAGGCTTTGGTAGTTGTTGGTATCCCAGAATAACTTTTGGGCTTTGGCTATCTGTTCGGCATTACCTGACTCAAGCGCGTCCTTTAGTCGGTGTGGGGTGATGTGGTCAACTACGGTTGCAGCAGTAATACGCCCTTGCTCTTTGCACATCACACATAAGGGATGCTTGGCTAAATAGTTACGCCTGACCTTCGCCCATCGACCGCCATAAACATTTGGCTTCTTCATAGCGCGCGTGACAAAGTACCACTGCGACACAGATCTGCCGCAATAGCCGCCTTGATAGATTCTGTCATTGTCTTTTCTTGTTGCTCCATAGTTTGTCTTAAGCTGATGATAGAGTCCGTATTGGCGCTATCTTTCAGTCGCATTTCTTCAAGCTCTTTGTTTAGCTGAATAAGCTGACGTTTCAACCCTGAAATGTGTTGTGCCATCGATTGCTCACTGGCGGCTGATGAGCATTGTGCATGGGTTAGTTGTGATTGAAGCTCATCAAATCGAGCCTCTACTTGTTGCTTATACTGATCGAATTCTGTCTCTTTATGAGATACTGCGTCATCCAACCGAGCGACGGTAGCGGATGGCTTCAACGTCGACTCAGATCGCTCAACTTTAATATGTTGACGAATGACCGGTCGTATTGCTTGTTTTACTGCTTGTTTTAAGTCTTCTTTGTATTCATCGCTGTGCAAGCCTGAAACGGTATATTTAATTGTGGGCATTGGTGCTGCTTTTGAAATCAATGCTTCATCAATAAATACCTGACCGTTTGTAAGGAATACATCAGCATCAAACCCAACGCTTGCTGGCTGCTTCAATCCTGCACTACCCATCAACTCTTTAATGCGCTTTAGTTGTGCTTCCAGCTTATCTAAGTCGGTTGTGTCTACCGATACTTTTAGGTGAATCGTCTTTCTATCTGACATGATTGTCTCCATAAATGAAAAAGCCACCAGCGGTTAACTGATGGCTATTTGGAATATTATTCTAGGTTTATTTATATGGGTCTCGTAAATCCCGAGACCGCCAGTAACAAAAACCTATATAAAACTCTATCAACGCCACTCTATGAATGACGTTTGTGGAATTTTATAAAATTTCTTTAACCATAATTTCTTTCTTGTAGCAGAGCTTCATTAGCCAAGTGCTGTGAATTAAAGCGCCGATAATAGACAATGGGTACATGTAACGGCGCAGTGTCATTTTGTAAT